GGGTTGGGTTGGGTTGGGTTGGGGTTGAATTATTCGGCGGCTACGCGCTCTAGCGTGGCTTTTACCCATCCGACGGGATCTTTGAGCGGCGATCCCTCGCGGCGTTCATCGCCCGAAAAGACATTACAGAGGACAACGTCCGAGGGGGCGCACCAATCGCCCAGCAGACGGCGACAAGCGACCTCGCGGCCCGCGATCGAGTCGGCCATGATGCCCTCGGCGGCGGGGCCTTTCGGCCATGCCCCGTTGAACCCGTTGTGGCGGGCGATCGCGTAGGGAAGGGAGCGCTGAAACCCTCCCGACGTCAGGCACCAAGCGACAGACGCAATGTCCACGGGGGACGTCCGCATTCTGGTGGCGATGGTCGTGGCATTCGTTCCCGCCGCATTCTTGTTCCCGTAGGTTACTGCAAACGCGATGAGCTCGACGGCCCGCCCTTGGCGGATCAATGCCATAGCAAGAGCCAGCGCCGCCGTGCCCCGCTTGGCAAGGTCGCGGGCCGAGACGCTGGCGCTCGACGTCGTGCAAACCCAAACGCGGACGGGGGCCTTTTCGGAAAACTCAACGTGACGGCGGGCGATCATGTTTTGCGGATCGTTTGCTAGAAAGGCCGCAACGTCGGGATAAGCGCCCGCCACGTCGTGAATGAACTCGGGGGCGGAGGCGTCGAGCGCGACCTCGATTTGGTCGATTAGCTTTTCGGCGTCTGCAACCCTCGCGGCGTCGCCGCCTCGGGCACGTTGCTTGGTTTCGTCGAGCGTTTCGCCCGTCCAAGATGAACTCCCGCCATATTTGGCAATATGCGCCTCGGCGGGCGCTACCATCTCGGCGGCGTCTGAAAACATCACGCGCCCGAGGGCGTCGAATTTTGGGATCGTGCTCATGTTCGTCGGTAGGTTGGCGGCATTGATTAGGCGGCGACCTGAGCCCAAGTTCCCTCGGGAAGGCCCTTGCGGACGGCGACGGCGACGACCTCTTCCCATGGGAGGCCCGCTTGCAAGAGCTTGGCGCCGTTGATCGAGGCCCGAGGGGAAACGACGTGTTTGACGCCAGCGGCGGCGACCTTGGCGCGGACAGACTGCACGAATGAAACCCACTTTCCGCCCGTCTGTTGGTCGGCGATAAAACCAAGGGCCAGCGTCCGCTCGAGCGCTTCGTCATTTTCCCAAGCTAGGGACACGAAACGATCGACAAAGGCGGCGTCCATCTTCGCCCGCCCGACGTACTCGTGAGTCGCGCCAGCGCCCCAAGTATTTGCGGCGGCGATGCAACGGAAATTTTCATGGCGACGGAAATTGCCGTCTGGAAAATCGCAATGCCCATTCGCAAGGGCCGCATTAAAGGCCAACACGGCGCTTGGAAGTGATGCGTCCACTTCGTCGAAAAGGTAGACGCCGCCGTTCACGAAAGCCTCGCGGAAAGGCCGCGAAACGATCCGCCCTTGGGCGTCGGTGAAGCCTAAGAGCTTATGCTCGGAGTCGATCGCCCCGTTGAACATGAACGGAAGGCCGAGGGCCTTGGCGACATTCTCGGCGGCGGTCGTCTTTCCCGTGCCAGCGGGGCCCGTAAGCCAGACGTTCACGCCCGCGTCAATCATCTTGAGCAGGGTTGGGAAATTGCGGTGCTGAAGGCCGAGATCCTTGTCTGCCTTCATGGGCTCGGCCAAGACGACGCGAATGGGTTGGAGCCCCGCCTCTTCGCGGACAATCTTGCGGACGGCCTCGGCGTCGATCCCTTGCTTGGGCATGAGTTGGGAAAGCGCTTGCCCGAGTAGGGCGGCGGCGTCGTTACCATTCACGGGTGCGGCCTCGGGGGCCTTGGTCTCGGTCTCGGCCTTGGTCTCGGCCTTGGCCTCGGCCTTGGCCTCGGCGCTGGCCTTGGTTGCGGTAATTTGCTCGACGTATGCCACGACGTCGGCGGCGTTCGGAAGGTTCACGGCGTTCGTCAATTCGGCGATGGTGAGGCGATCGACGACGGCGGACGTGAAACCGAGCGAACGAATGAAGCGACGTGCGACGCCTCGGTTTGTGCTGTCAATGGTTGTAATGTTGGTGAGCTCGACGCCGATGGCGACTTGCTCGGCGGTCGGGTTGGTGATGTTCGGGACGTTCATGTTGTGTTGGTTGGTTGGTTGGTTGGTTGGTTGTCGGGTTGACGTCCTCACCCTATAGGGAAAAGACAAAAAGACAACAGCAAAAAAAAGAAAATCGTCGGCGGCGCCGACCCCCATGTTGTAGGGTGCCCGCCATGCCCAAGCCCAAGGCCCTCCCTCGCATTCTCGCCGAAACGCCCGCGACGCCCGCCCGCCTCGAGGGCCCGCAAACAGACAAACAGGCCGCATTCATCGCGGCGTATGCGACGACGGGCGTAAACGGCGTCGAGGCGGCCCGTCTCGCGGGGTACAGCTCGCCAGCGTCTGAAGCTCATCGCCTGTTGTCGTTGCCCCACGTCCGCCAAGCGATCCGCCAGCGCCGCGAGTCGATCATCAACGGCGACCTCGCAAAGCTCGCCCTCGAGACGCTGGGACAGCTCATGACGTCCGAGACGACGCCCGCCGCCGTGCGCCTTGGCGCCTCGAGGACGGCGCTCGAGATGGCTGGCCATCTAGGGAAAGCGCCCGAGACGGCCCTCGCCGATCGCCCGCTCTCCGAGCTCTCCGTTGCCGAGCTTCAACGATTCGTCGAGGAGGGCGAGAAGGCCCTCGCCTCGGTTAAAATCGTGCCCGCTCGGGTTGTCAGCGCCCCACTTAACGCCCCGACCGACCCGCAACCCTAGGAAACAAGCGGTTTGTTTCCGCCGTCCCGAGGCCGTGACGCCCTGCGGCCCTGTTCCCGTCTGTCCGTCTGCCCGCCGCCGGATCCGGCGACCCCCGCCCACACCCCCGAGCGGCCACCCCGCAAACGGCGCCACGGTCGCCGGAAAAATTTCTGTAAAAATGAATGTCATCCTACATTTCGTAGGCTGTGTTGAAAATTGTTGTTTTCAAACCAACAATGAGCTTGTAGTTTCACCGCGATGTCAGCGACCCCGACTCCTTACGACCGCCAAGCCAACTTCGTTACCGATGCCCAAGGTAACGCGAACATCACCGTGTCGCAGATCGCCACGAAGCTCGATTCCGAGTTTGATGCGATCAACGTCAGCTTAGACCAGACGCAATCACGCCTTGGAGAGATCCAGCGAGATGACGGTGCTCTCAAGAACAACATCGTTACAGCCTCGGCTCTGACGGTAGATGTTCGCAATAAGCTGGTCTCTGGCGACAATGCCTATCGCGGCCTCTGGCAGACAGGCATCCGCTATTTCCCCGGGGACGTGGCGTACAAGGATTTGAGCCTTTACTACTGTCAAGTCGAGCACGTTGCATCCGATTTCACGGCAGACCTGACCAGTGGCGATTGGTCGATTGCAGTCGCGAATACGATTTCCGATACAAGCGATCCGAATGCCTACGTCCCCCTGACGCGCTGGTCTTTGACGCCGAATGGCTCGACGACTGGGTTCACGATCACGGGGACTACGGTTACGAACTCGGCGGCTTACCTCGTCACGATTGATGGCGTGCTCCAAGATCCCGCGAGCTACACGATCACGACGAACACGATCACGTTTAGTGAGGCTCCCCCGAGTGGGAGTGCGGTGATTGTGGTTGGAATCGCGTATGCGAAGGGTGTGTTGGCGGATGCGGTCAATACGGCTGCGCTGGTTGACGGTGCGGTGACGACTGCGAAGATCGCTGACGGGTCTATTATCCCCGCCAAACTTTCTAGTGGTCATCCGAATTGGGATGCTAGTGGCAACCTGACTGTTAGTGGAAACGTAGGCATCGGAAAGAGTTCTCCTGAATATAAACTAGATGTGAGGAATGCCAACAATACTCCGATTCATGTTATGGGTGACACCTCTGGCGTGAGAGTCGGAACGTCTGTAGATACGCCCGTTTCTTCTGCGGGATATGTTGGCACATACTCAAATCACCCACTTGCTCTAGGGATTAACAATAGTGAAAAAGTCCGTATCGACTCCTCTGGCAACGTCGGCATCGGGACGAGTTCGCCGCAAGGAAGGCTGTCTGTTTCTAATGGAGGTGCTTCTGGACTTGAGCTATTTGCAAATTACATTGGTGGAGGGATCGGCACATATATTCAGAGTTTCAACAGGGGTCTTTCTCAATTTGTTGACACAGCATACGCAGCAGCTAGTCACGCATTTTGTATTGGAGGTGACGAAAAAGTACGCATCGACTCTTCTGGAAACGTAGGCATCGGTACGAGTTCGCCTATCGTAAAACTTGATGTCGCAGGAAGTGGAAATTTTAGCGGCAGTTACGCTACCGTTTCTGTAACGTCTCCCGATATTCCTCTTTTTCTCCTTAAAAACACGGCAGCCCCAGCCGATAAAAAGTATTTTAGAATAGGTGAAAACTCTGACGGTATTGTAATTTTCGAGCGAGTAAATGATTCATATTCCGCTACCTCTGGAGTATTTCAAATCAACACAGACAATTCAATTAACCAATATGGCAACCCGATCAAGAACTGCCCTACAACGGCAAAGGCGTGGGTGAATTTCAATGGTAACGCACTAGGATCGGATTATACGTCTGGAAATACGATTACTTATGCCGTTTCTGGTTCTGTGACGAACGTCACGATTACCCGTGCATCTCATACGATTGGAGCCGGGTGGTTTGTAACCGTGTCAGGGGTTACTGGGGCAACGGGAGTCAATGGTACCTATCGGGTGACATCGGTGACTGGTACGCAGATTGTGTATCAGGTTCCTTCGGTGGTGACTGGGACTGTGGCTGGAACTGCGGTAGTTCGCCCTACCATCATCAACGGTACCCCGTACAATGTTTCCAGTATCACAAAAACGGGCACGGGTGCGTATCAGGTTAATTATACGACGGCTATGGGTGACGCGAATTATTCGTTGGTGGCTAGTGCAGGGGAGCCTTCCACTGGGATACTCATAAAGCTGGTCACTCTTAACACGAGCAACGCCTCGATCAGCACCCTAAACAGTGCCAATTCCGCAATCGACACCAGTCTAGTGTGCGCCCAAGTTTTCGGAAACTAATATGTCATACATCACCTACCCACAGCCCAACGGACAGGTCGCAGTCATCATTCCCGCCGATCCGAGTCTGTCTATTGAAGAGATAGCCGCGACAGCCGTCCCAGAGGGAGTGTCCTACAAGATTGTTGAGTCGCTTGAGATCGACAATGAATTTTTCAACGCCTACGAGTTTCACGCCGAGGACGGCGCCGAGGTCAACATCGACAAGGCGAAAGAGATTCAGCTCGACAAGTTCCGCGAGGCCCGGGCACCCAAGCTGGCCGAACTGGATGTCCAGTATATGCGGGCGCTTGAAGTCGAGGATAGCGTGAAGGCTGCCGAGATTGCGGTGCAGAAACAGGAACTTCGGGACGTGACAAAGACGTCACTTCCTGAAACTCTGGAGGAAATCAAGGCCGTCTGGCCTGCTATCCTAGACTGATATGGCCCTCACAAAGATAACAACAAACGTCATTACGGATTCAGCGGTAACGAGTGCCAAGATTGCGAGTGGGGCTGTGGGGACGAGCGATATAGCGGATTCCAATGTGACGACAGCGAAGATTGCGGATGGCGCCGTGACGAGTGCCAAGCTCGATCCGGCCTGCAATGCGCCTACGGCGAGCAAGTTTGCCTCGGCTCCGGCTTTCAGTGCGTTTCAGAACGCCGCTCAGACGATCGGCACGACGACGTACGCGAAGATCACCCTCCAGAGTGAGGAGTACGACACCAACAACTGCTTTGACACCACGCTTTCAAGATTCACCCCGAATGTGCCCGGGTACTATCAGGTCAACGGCGGATTCACCGTGGCGTCTAGCTCTAGCGCCGGGACAGCCTCGGTCTGGAAGAATGGCTCGCTCTACAGACAGGGTCAGAATACAGTGTCCTCCGGCTACACTGTATCAACCGTCGTGTACCTGAACGGAACGACAGACTACGTCGAGCTGTACGGTTACATAACGACCGGGCAGAATACGACCGCAAATCAGATCGGCTGCTACTTCAACGGCGTCCTCGTCAAACCATCATAAAGATTATGTGCACACCTCAAGCAAGTCGCGTCGCACTAGGAGTTGGAACCCTTGGTCTATCCGAGGCTATTCGCCCTATGCTTGATCGCGGATCCCGCAATACCCTCGACAATGTGGCATCGTTTGGCCTTGGCCCCAGTATAATGGGTACAAGCTGGGATGGTAGTAAGCCCCAGCAACAGAAGCAGGCTCCGCAGACGGATTACAGCCAGTATTTTAAGCCCCTGTATCAGAGTGAGGTACAGACCCAGAACCAGACGATCAAATGACCGCAGAGTCAAAAGCCGAATGGCTAAAGTACGCAGACTTCCTCCTCAAAGCCCTTCCGGCAGCCGCCTCTATTGTTTTCATCCTCCTTTCGACCCAGTTCGTGAGCCGATCAGAGTTCATCGCTACGAGCGAGAAGTTCTCCGGCAGAGTGGAAGCGATAGAGAAGCTGTTGATCCGCATGGAGGCATCCGCTGACGTGGATAAGCGGCATGATGCGGTAATAGCTGACCACGAGACCCGGATCAGGGCTCTGGAGAAGAATTGAATGTTGACCTGCTGGGCCAACAGAGTTAAACAAAAATCGTCATGTCCAACATCATACCCTACATCCTTGCCCGTCTCTCTGAATCCTCCACTTGGAGAGGGGCTATCATGCTCCTGACTGCGGTTGGCCTGAAGGTCGATCCATCTCAGAGCGAAGCGATTATCGCCACTGGCCTTTCGCTCGTCGGCTTGGTCAACGTCTTCCGTAAGGAGAAGAAGTAACCTCAAAGGGTCGCCATGAGAGGGGCAACCTTACTCCTGTGCATGGCGACCCTGTTACTTGGTGCCTGTGCTCATGTGGATCCCAACGCTGGGCAGCCTGTTCGGGAGGAGATTGCGAAGGTGAAGGTGAAGACGGCGGCTGTGGCTGCGAAGGTGTTGCAGAAGGCTCCTGAGATGAAGGATGAGCTTGCGGCATTGCAGACTAATGTGGAGTCTGTGGAGAAGGGGTTTCGGGAGTTTGAGAAGAAGTACGTCGTGGCTGCGGAGCGTGTCGGGGTACTGGAAGCGACCCTGAAGAAGGTGACGTCGGCCCGAGACTTCTGGAGGGGCATTACAATTACTGCTGGTATTGTGGCGTTGCTGGGTCTATCGGTTTTGATTATACCCAAGATCCCACTATGAACCGATTGATTATTGACATTGCAGCCAAGGAAGTCGGCGTCAAGGAACAGGGTGGCAATAACAAGGGCCCCCGGATCCGCGAGTATCAGAGCGCGACGTGGCTGACGCCTGCGGCGTGGCCGTGGTGCGCGGCGTTTGTGGACTGGTGTATCATGGAATGGCTGAAGTCTTCGCTGGTGCGGGACTGGCTAAATCTCACAGACGCGAAGGCAGACAGCTTCAGGCCCAAGACAGCCGGAGCTTGGGATCTTGCGAACTGGGCAAGGCAGAACAAGGAACGAGTGTCGATCCTGACGGAAAATGCCAAGGCTTTGCCCGGGGACATCATTATTTTTGACTTCAGTCACGTCGGCATCGTAGAGGCGGATCACGGCAAGTCTTTTGCGACGATCGAGGGTAATACGAACACTGCTGGCGCTCGGGACAGTGAGACTGGCGACGGTGTGTGGCGTAAGACCCGAGATCGTTCGCTTGCAAAGAACCTCCTCCGAATCCACCCACTCGCTTGAGTAAAGCACCCGCCACAGACGTCGCTGCGTATCAGAAGAAGCTCGCGGCAGCGAAGCGGCTTCTTGCTGCCCAGAAAGCCAAGACGAGTTTCTTGGACTTCGCCAAGCTCATGCTCCCAGACGTCGAGGATCCCGACAATGTGGATAAATCCCGGTTCCTTGTCGCCCCGCACCATAGGCTTTTGGCGGAGGCGCTTGAAAAAGTGGCAAGAGGAGAGATTCTGCGTCTGTGCATTTCACTTGCGCCCCGCCATGGCAAATCGGAAATGTGCTCGCGCCTGTTTCCTGCGTGGTTCCTCGGACAGGATCCCTACAGACAGATCATCTT